TTCAGCAATACCAAAGATTGACGGTGTTGTAATTTGGTGACCGCAAAATATATTCGTTTGAATCAATGAATCCACACGGTTAAAGTCTTCTTTTGTAATATCTGAAGCACCTAAATCATCAATAATTGGTTTTCGTGCGCTATCGTTAACGAATGCCAATATAAACTTTTTACCGTCTGAACCGCTAAATCTATTTGAAAAACGCTTTTCAATATTGCGCTTTTCTTCGTCTGAAGGTTCGCCATTTGGCAAAGTAATTAATTTACTTGCGCTGAATCCTGTCTGTGCGTTACCTAATACGTGTTTAGATATTTCAATGTCTGATTCAATGTAATTTAACGCACCAAAGTAACCCGGTAAACTATAAATACCCATATTTGGGCGATATTCCTTAACATATAGTATTTGTTTGCCATAAGGGTTTGCAGGATTAAACGCTGCATAAACAGTTTGTTTTTCGTTTCTGTCACCCCAATTTTCCTTGTACCAAAACTGCGTATTATCTTTATTTGTACGAATTTTTGTGTAATCCAAATGCCAAATTTCAGCCAATTGTTTAGTTACTGACCAAATAATTTCTAAATAATACCCGCCAAATAATTCTGTGTCCAAACTGACCTTCCTTGTTAGTTCGTCCAAAGATTCCATTCTGTTAACCTTTTCAATAAAAGTTTCAGCTTCAGGACTTCCCTTCCAACCATTCGCGGAAATATAATGCACCTTGCTTTTGACAATGGCGTTATGTTTAGCCGACTTATTAAATAGGTCAACCAAATAATTAGGGTAATCATTGCGGTCGCCGTACTGAATATAACCTTCACCCTTCTTTTCTTTGAATTCAGGCTGACGTGCTTCTGCAAATGTTAATACTCGTAAATCCATTATTGTCTTATTTTATAAGTGTCTGTTGTTTGGTATTCCGTAAATTCAAAAGGCGTTCCAACCAATTCCATTATCCCTGATTCAACCATATTTAAGCCGGTCGGGTTGGTGTTGCTTGTACTTGTTTGCTCGTAAATTTGATAATCATATTGACCGTTTAACGCAGTTGCAAAGTTGGTATTCGTCACAATGCTAAATTCATTGTAACGGTCTTTGTATTGGCTTATATCCGTAGCGTTTAATCTAACAAACTTTATTTCTGTGTTTGCACTTCTATTAGTGAAAACAAATAAATAATTTGGGTTCGTTAATAACTGTTTTTCAGTTAGTGTTAAAATTATGCTTTGGGTTGCACCCTTCGTTAACCTAATCATATACGTATATATAGCAGGAAATGCAATTTGTTGCATATAGGGGACAAATAGTACCAATTTATGCGTTTTATAACACATTATCGTATTAAAAAATGTAAAGTTTTGGCTTTACTTTATTAAATAAAAAAACCGCCGAACGAATTAACGAACGGCGGCAAACCTATAAACCTATGAAAAACAAAGTTGTTAAGAACCCGGTGTTTCTAAAGCTAAAGCAACGGCTGAATTTACACTTGGCGCTAACGCAGGTTCTGAACCTGTGAAAGTTAAAGTGAATCCGCTTCTGTCACCTTGCGCAGTACCGGTTGAAGCTGCATTTGCAGTCATATCAATACCACGTGTTTTTCCTAAATACCAATAAAGTCCATTGCTATCTTTTGCAACTGCAACCAAAGAATTCTGTGCTAACAACAACAATTCGTTGCGTGTGTTAGTCTGTAATTTGTTAAGGATAATCTGCAATTCCTGTGCATAGAATATAGTTCCGTTTGCAACGGATGCATTCATTGTTTGGTTGAACATTGACGTATCTTTTACCAAAGCATATTTCCAAAAACGTTTTCCCGCAGCTTTAGTTAAAGCGGTAATTACACCACTTGCTTCAGTTGTTGAAGTTACGTTTGCAGCTTCAGTAAAATATACCTCAACAATCCCGCCTAAACTATCGCGACAGTCTAAAGTGTAACCCTGTGTTAGTGCGCACGGCATATTTTTAAATTTTTAAATTTTTATAAAAAAGGGGGGGATATTTCACCCCCCTATTAATTAAGCTAATACGAATCTTACCATTTCGTCAGGGAATGCGAAATTCACACCCATTTTGAATTCAGAAACAAAACGTACTTGGTCAGCTTCTTTAGCGTAGAAAATTTCAAATTTTTCTTCTTCGTTCAATAAGTCTGTACCGATAAATAAGTTGCTCAAACGTGTAGCGTAAACTTTGTTTGTACCGTTTAAACCTGCAACTGCAACAACTTTAATAGTTGTACCCGGTAATACAAATTCGCTATCCGCTTTTACATCAATTTGGTAATTGAATGAACCGCTATTTTTTAAAGCGATTGTGTAAGTTCTGAACAAATCCTGACCACAGAAAATTGTCATATCGTCAGCAGCAACAACTTTAGCAGGAATTGCTTGATATACACCGTCAAAAATACTGATTACGTTAGCAGCAGTAATTGAACTTAATGGTGCGCCTGAAATGAAAGTTGAAGCGTTAGCAGCAACAACACCTGAAGCAGCGCCAATCAATTTCACTAAACCGTCAAACTTGTTTAAGTTAACGTTTACTGAATCTGTGTCACCTTGCCATAATGAAGTTTCCAATTGTGCAGCAATTGTTTTCGCTTTTTTGTCTGCGAACTCTTGCTCAAAAGGAACTGAATCATACATTGAACCTGTTGGCAATGCTTTTTGTAAATACTTCGCTTCTAAATCTTTAGGACATAAAGCTTCATTTACTTTAATTTTTCCAACAGTCACAGTTCTTTGAGTGAAAGTTGTTGAACCTGAAGCAGTAAATCCGCAGCTTCCGCCGCTTTGAAATATTGCGTCTGTGTCCATAATGTTAATCGTTTCAGAAGACTTTACGCCAACCATAACGTTACCTGCACTTTTAATTAAAGTTGCAGTTTTTGCACCTAATACAGAAGACGTTACCAATAAGGCTGCGTTTTGTTCTGTGTAGTTTGCTAATGCTGATACATTAAATCCCATTGTTATCTAATTTTAATTGTTTAATAATGCTTGTCTATATTTGCTCAATCTTTCTTCTTTAATATCTTTATTTGATACAAATTCAGAAAATCCGTTTGGCTTTTGAATTGGGTCTGCGGTTGGAACATTTGAAAGCGCCATAATTAAGTCGGCTACCTGTGCAAATCCTTCTTTAACTTTATTTTCTAAATCCAAAACTTTTTGTTCAGCCGCTTCTTTAGCTTCAACCAATTCAGCAAATTTTGCTTCAAATTGTTCTGCCATTTCAGCTAACTTTTTGTCTTCTTCTTTTGAAGCTTCAACTTCTGTGTCAACTTCAGGTAAAACTTCTTCAACTTTAGTTTCAATCGCGATAATAATACCGTTTTCGTCCAAAGTAATTTCTGTTCCGTCCATTAATTCGTGTTCGCCCATTGGTCCAACTGAACCGTCTGCCAATGTAACTGAACCGCCAATTTCTAAAGCTGAAATTTCAACTTTAGTACCGTCCATTAAAGAATATTCTGCCATTTCCACCTTTGTTTCTTCAACCATTGGTGCAATTTCAGCTTCAACTTCAACAGGTGCAACATTGTCTTCAAACAATGCCTTAATTTTTAAAATCGCTTCCTGTGCGTTCATACTTTTTTTATTATATAGTTAAAAAATAAAATGTTTATCACTTAACCTGTGACAATATTTTTTGGATTTCTTCAACCATTGAAGCAACTTTGTTTACTTCACGTGGTTTGTAGTTAAATAATCCTTCGACGCTGAACCCGGCAATTTCGCCATTTTTAACCTTTTGCCACGCTTCTTCGTTGTCAACAATCATTGACCCGAACCAACTTCCAACCGGTGCGTCTTCAAATCCTTTCATTGGCATAATGCCACGCGAAGGGTCTGAAATAAAACTTTCAAATAATGTAACGCCTTCAAATTGTGCGTTTGAATCGTGCATTAAATTGACGTTACTTTGAAAACCTTTCTTAAAAAACTTCTGAACAATTTTAAGAATAGTGTCTTTACTAAAAGCAACATAATAATCGCCGTATGTAGAATCGCTGCGAAAAATAGGACTGTCAGCCAACATAATAGCACCACTAATAATACGACGGTCTTCATTTGCAATTTCAAATTTTTGGCTTTTATTAAATGCGTTCCAATTCTTTTGGATTGCGGGACGGTCAACCAATGCAATAAAGTCAACCTGTGCGTCGTCGTTTATGTCTTCTGTAATATCCAACATAAAAATTGGTAAATCTGTATTCATAACACTAAATAGTTTATTTTTTAATAATTATCGTTTATTCAAATCTCGCCCTGTTTTGAATGTCTGCGTCACGGCTTTGTGCGTCTGTAATGTCACGTTCAACAACGTATGCACGAATTGCACCACCACCGCCGCCGCCGCCTGTGTCACCACCACCGCCACCACCTAAAGACGGCGTTCCGCCACCGCCTAAAGACGGCATTGACCCGCCACCACCTGTTGAAGGTGCGCCCGGTGAAGGAATGTCAACAAAGCCGGGTTCAGAAGAACCGCCCGGAACTTCAGGCGCTTTAACCGCTAAAATGGCTTTAACATTCTTTAAACCCGCAGCAATTGCCGCAGCCGCAGCAACCGCACCCAAAACCGGACCGACAACAGGAATACCTGCCAAAGACTTAAATGCCGCCGTTGCTGACATATAAGTATCAATTGTTGTTGCAGCAATTGCAGCCGCCTTACCTGCAACCGTATGTTCACCAATTGCCTTTGCTGCGTTCTTTAATGTTGAACTAATCTTTTGTGCGTTTTCTGCACGTGCAGCCGCTTCTTTTTTGCTAATTTCAACCCTTGCGTCGCTTAATTCCTTTTCAGTCTTATTATATGCTTCAGCGTCAATTTTACCTTCTTTAAAAAGCTTTTTATTTAATGCCAATGCGTCATCAACACCTTTTTTCCTTGCTTCGTATGAAAGGTTTTCATTATTAACAATAGAATCCAAACGTTCCTGTTCTTTGTCGTCAGCTTCTTTTACATATTTTGCGTCAATTTCAGCAACTTCAGCGCCATATTTTTCACGTAAAGCGGAAACCATTTTACCCTTCTGTTCTTCTGTGTAATCCGCATTGTCAAGTACCTTTTTAGTTTCAGCTTCCAAAGCTTCGTCCAATGCAGCAATTTCCTTTTCTTTGCCTTCTTTTAATTTAGCAACACGTGCTTCTGATAATGTCGCTTGTAAATCTTCTTCAAACTTTTTATCCTTTTCAGCGCGGTCAGCTTTTATTTGGTCGTCAATTGCCTTAACTTCTAATTGATAAGCTTCTTCTGTTGCCTTCTTTAATTCGTTCTTTGTTTTTGTATCAACCTTTAAAGCGTCAATTTCAGCAACACGCGCTTTCATATTTATTTCAGCCTGTTTCTTTGCCTTGTCGTCTTCTGAAGTTATTTCAGCCAATGCCTTTTCGTTCTGAAGGTCAATAAGCATTTTGTCAGCCGTCTTTTTGTCTGCAATAGCTTGTTTATTATCTTCTTCACGTTTCTTTTTAGCATCTTCAGCCGCTTTTTTATTATCGTCAGCAATCTTTTTATTATAGTCAGCCGTCAAAACCAATTGTTCAGTCTTTAAACTTCTGAATTGTTTTGCTTCTTCTTCTGTTAAACTACCTTTAGTTTTTAAGCTTTCACGTAAAGTTGAAAGTTCATTTTCAACCCTTTGTTTTCCTAAATCGTAAATTTCCTTTTCTGAACCGCCTTGCGCCTTTAATACTTTAATACGATTTTCAATATCTTCGTTTGCTCGTTTATTTGATGCCGATAATTTATCTAAATTGCGTTGCGCTTCACTTGTAACCCCAATAAAGTCTGTAAATTGTTCAACTAAACTTCCAATACCATTTGCCAAAGCACCCAAAGGACTGCTTTTAATCCATTTTGAAATTGCGTCAAAGTTATTTATTACTTCACCCAATAAAACAACCAATGCACCAATACCGGTTGCAACAATTGCACCTTTTAAAACTTTAAATCCTGTTGAAGTCGTTTCAACTGATATTCCAAACGAACGTTGCACCGCCGCAGCCGTTTTTGTTGCTGCATTGTTTAATTCCTGAAACGTTGTTGTACTTTTAATAACTGCACCCAATTGTTTGAATGAATCCACGCTTTCACCAACCGCCTGTAAACCTTGCGACAATGCCATTGCTGCATTCACCTTCAATAAAGCCTTTTCAACGTCTTTATTCTCATTGCCAAACAAAGCCATTGCACCCTGAAGCGCACTAAATCCACCTGCAACCCCTGCCAATGAAGAAGCAACCGCCTTAAATTTGGCGTCCGGATTAAATGCGTCTGTTAATGCCTTTGCATCACCAATACGGTCTTTTAAGTCAGCCGCACGTTTAGCCGCATTAATTGCTTCTTTTGAAGTCGCACCAAACTTGTCAGCCATTAAACCAACGTCTGCCTGTGCTTCCCTTAATTGCGTTCTTAAACTTTTAACCGACTTGTCTGTATCGTCAAATGCCTTGTCTAATAATTGAACGTCCTGTGCAGCCTGTGCCGCGTTGGTGGTGACGTTTATCCCAATAGTTTCTTCTACCATTAATTAGTGTTTATTACTTTTAATAAATTGACAAGCGTTGTCCTGTATGCCGTCGGGTCGTAAGATTCAATTTTATTTAATCTAAATAATACGCCATTAATCCAAATGTATTTGCTGAAATCCAAATTATATATGTCAACCGTTGTTAAATAAATGCGACAAGCCAACAACTTTGATTCAATATCTGTAATTTCCAAAATGTATGGCAAATTGTACGTATTAAATAAGTTGTTTGTTGGGTAAGTTGTCGCAGGAAATTGCAATTCCTTTGGTGCGCCAAAATTCAAATCAAACGTTGGACTTGTTGGGTCGTTTAAGTGTCCTGCGTAACCGTAAGTTGTTAATGAAGCTAAATTTGACCCGCTTCCATTTTCACCACTTTTAATATGCCACGTGTGCGCAATATTTAATTTTTTCGCTATTAAAATACGAATTACAGAATCCATTGGGTCTTCCTGTGTATTATAATTTGATAATTTATAAATAACAGAAAAATATTTGTCAGCGTGTCCGTGTGAAGTTGGTTGCGTTAAAATAGTTGGCGCAAAAATAACCTGTGTTGAAGCCGTGTCTTTTACAAAATCAAATTGTGAATCATAAATAAAGTCACCATAAGTTTGACCGTACTTCTTTTTATAGTTTTCATTGTAATAATCCGAATCTTCTGAATATTTGTACGCATAATAACGCGCGTTCAACTGTGACATTGGTTTAATTGACATTGTTGAACCTGTGTCAATCTTTTGTGACCAATCCAAACTGTTCGTTACTGCGTCAGAATAAAAATCAATATATGGCGCAATATTAATTTGTTTGTCGTTAATATTATCCTGATAAACGTACAAATTGAACATTTTACATATTGAAAGGAAAAAATCCTTTTGGAAAATACCCTTTGGTAAATTGTTATTCATTGAAACAGTACCATTGTAAGCAACTGAAGCCAATTGCGCTGCTAATTGAGTAAATGTAAAATTCGCATTTGACACGTTTACAATATAAGTATTTGCAGTTCCCGGAACGCTTATATTTATGTAAACAGTATTTGTATTTGCAATATTACCTGTCCAATCAAAATTAAAAGTAAAAGGATTATTTGCCGAAAATGTGTTTACAACTAAAGTTTGAACCGCAATACCCGCAACATATAAAGTCGCATTAATTGACGAAGCGGCGTCAGTTTGATACAATCCTGTTATTGAAGCCAACGCCCTAACAGTCTTTGTCCCGTCAGTATAAGTAAATACGCTTTTACTTCCATTTTCCGTAAAATCAAGTAAAGTCGTATCGTCAAAAGGTAAATCAATGTTTCGTGCGGTTGGTGTGTTTGAATTTAATATTGTTTTTGTTGCACTAATCGTGCCTAAAATAAACCTGTCATTTGTACCCTGAATTGTTTGACTATTGTTTGGAATTATAAGGGTTTTAAATAAATCTGTTTCAAAAAAGTCGCAATTTAAAGTATATGTTGTGCCTTCAAATATCTTTTCAATATATTCCTTCGCATATAATGCCGGTCTAAATGCGCTTACTGAAAAATCGTCTTTATTGCTTGAAACATTACCGTAATCAATTAAAGGGTAATAATAGCCTGAACCGTTAATTGTGTTCCAACTGTTTGTAATACTTGTCACATTCCACGTATGGTTGTATTCGCTAAAATCCAAATCTTCTAAACGTCTATTTCCCAATTCTGTAATAAATCCACCTAATTCGCCAAACACCGCACATTGGTATTCAATAATACCTTTATTCATAACAATTTCAAGAATTCTAATTACGCCCTTAAATATTTGTATTTTATCAATAAATACTTCGCATTTTGCAGCCTGTGCGGGTGTAAAGTTTGCGTTTACATTTGGTAAATCCGCATTATATTCTGTTGAAGTACCTAAATCAAAAGCAAAGCCTAATATTTTATTATTCGTTGCGGTTGCCGGGATTGATATTGTACGACTGAACGAAGTATTACGGCTTCCAAAGTCGCGCACGTCGTCAATTGTGTACGTGAAATCTGTTCCAATGTCCTTCAACAAATCAATTAATTGGTCTTCAATATAAATTTCGGTTCTAATCATTATCTGTATTGACTGTTTAAATATTTACCAACTTCAACTTCAATATCAAAATTAAATAAGCCGTCAGCAATTGTATATTTGTATTGATAATTGTTGTTTCTTATTGTAACCGGGAAAAATGCGCCTTGCACTTGCATATAAACAATCGGTGACGCTATTAATTGCGCCAACCACGCGTAATCCATATCGTTCACCCAATCGCTTGTCAACATATAGTAATCGGTATGTTCAATCGCGAAATTGTACGTTGTTTCATTGTATTTGTTGTATGCATCAATATTTGTCATTTGACCGCCTACCAATTTATAAGGATTGCGTCTATATGAAGAACGATTGAATTCGCTTCGTCTTTTATTTACCAACCTGAACGCCATTGTATCATATCCGCCCAACCTATTAAGAAAATGAAGGTTGTATTGTCTGTATTTAGGGTTGCAAACCTGTCTGAATTTTAAAACCCTTGTCACCGCAGCGCCTAAAGTAATATAAACGTTGTACCCGTAAGTATTTTGTGTAATAACTTCAGAACCAATAAACGCATTTATTGCCGCAGCCTGAAAATTGAACAGGTTAAATTGTCCTGCCATTGTAATATTTCCACTAACCGCAGTTCCAAAAGTTCCGTCTTCGTTTGCAGGTTGAACCCAAAGTTTATATGCGCCGCCTGTAATCTTTAAAAATGTAATAAAAAATTGGTCGCCGTATTCAATTGGAATATCTGAATTGTCCCTATCTGACAACCAATCGTCCGTGTAATTCTCAATTAATAAATTATCATAGTAATTTGACAATACCAAAGGAATGTCGCCGTTTTCTGTGAATATGTCACCGAACAATGGCGCGTAATAATTGTACGCTGAATAAGAACCTGAAGCCAAATTAGCAATAACCGCACCACTTACTTCTTCGCCAATACGAACCTGATAATCCACCTTTATTTTGTCATTTGAAGCCATTAAAACCGTTGTACCTGAAGGTTCAAAGTAATTGGTCACGTATGCACGAACCATTGGTGACGCATTAAATACGCCATAACTTCCGTCGGCTGAAGGCGAAGGGAATATTTTGTTTCGGCTAACCTGTGCGCCATTTATGTAAATATCATACACGAATTTAAAGTTTGTAACCCCAACATTTGTTGAAGAAGCGACAAACCAAAGGTCTTCGTGCATACTCGGGAACGTAGCCGGTTGACTATTTATTGTTATTGCCATTGTTTGATTCTATTTTATTTCCAATTTGTCTAATTTGTAAAAGAACGTCACCGCCAAAAGCTTCTGCCATTGTTGTAAAAAATTCCTTATTAAATACTGTTTTTATTGCGTTGTCAAAATACGAAGTTGTACGTAAACCGTCCCTTTTTATTGCTGAAGCGGTTGCGTATGCTAAAGTTTTTAATGAAGTCGCTTTATTGACTGCCTGTTTAAGCTTTTTGCTTTTCCTTTGTATCTTGCTTAATTTCTTTGTCTGTGTTTCGTTTATACTTTTTGCCTTCCCTAATCTGTACCATTGCAAAATTGACGTTGCCATTTTTTTATTTGGATACGCGGTTTTGTATTGGTATGGTGAATCTGAAGAAACTTTTTTAGGTTTTGCATTTTTGCCACCTGCGCCACGAACCCCCTTATTTACAAAATCATAATAAACCGCAGCCGGGTTATCCTTATCGTAACCCAACCACATTTCGTAATCATTCCCAAACTTTGTGACCTTTGGTACAACCAAATCGCCAATTTTACCTGAAGCAATTGAACCGCTTTTGGTCAGGTTCTTTTGTACTTCGTCATTAAATTGTTTACCGTAGAAAATAAGCATCTGTTCGGCAATAGGGAATTCAGTCGGGTCAATAACGTTGTATTGGTCACCGATTGTTTTTAAAAAACCTTCCCGTAATGCTTTCGCCTGTGCTTTGGCTTCACTCATACCATTAAATAGGTAAATTGGTTCTAAATACCGCACAAAAAACCCCGTGTAAAAACACAGGGTAATTTTCGCTTATTTCAATAAAAAAACACAACTGCCTTATTTAATCCGCTTCGCCTGTTCCCGGTCGTAAGCATTTTTTGACTTCAGGTACGCCATTGTATTCAAAAATTCAATGGTTTTCATTTCAAAAGCTTCCGAAGTTCTGATATTTTCGTGTTCGGCAACAAGTTTGGCGGTATAATGCCACCCGTAGATTCGCATAAAAGCAGCAACACCGAATCCGCTTGTTCCGTCGTCATTCCCGCCGTCGTCATTTCCGTTTTCATATAATCCCGCGTAACTTCTATCAAATTTCTGTAAACTTGATAAAAAAAAACCAACGAATGATAAACGTGTATAAAATTCGCTTCCTGCATATCCGACGCATATTCTTCGTGTTTACTTGCGTCGTACTTATCGTCAATCCATTTGCCGTACCAATTTTTTTTCTGCGGGATAACCATTGACGCAGCTATTTTGTGCAAATTTCCCAATGTGTCTGTACTAAATACCTTGCTTTCAATATAACGCGCTGACGGCATATTTTTAATGTCGTAATTTATTCGGTATCTTTTGCCATTGGTTGTAATATAGTCAACCGGCTTCCCTTCAATTGGTTCGTCTAAAAACGCCAAATCTTTGCGCAATTCTTTTAAGTCTTCAATGCCTAAACTGTCAATTTGATATTCGGTTAAACCTGTGACAATGCACAATAATTTAACTTCCTTGTCCAATTCTGTCCAATCATTATTCGGGTTTGTTATTATTGGCATCAATTGTTGGTACTGCCAAAGGGTCAATTCGTTCCATTTCATAATTCAAAGTTAAGTCTTTTTTCTGATAAGGACAATGCCGACAACCATTTTTGCAGCAATACCCCCTTTTTAAATGATATTCTTCTGTAAATACCTTAAATCCGTTTTCTAAATAGTAATCCATTTTTTTAATCCGTTTGCACTTGACATAATCGCGTCAGCGCGTTGCGTTAAGCTTTCAATTTGCCCGTTTAGTTCGTCCGCGTCGTATGATACATAATAACCATTTGACGTCCCAATAACCGGCAATATTCCTTCTGACCTTATAAAGTTAACGATTTTACGCAAACGTGGTTCAGAAAATTGTTTAATTCCATACCTTTCTTTTTGCTTATTAATGGCTGCGACTATTTCCGCGCCTTTAATTGGGTTTGCTTTGCTTTTCAGGTTTAACCCCCTGATAATTACAGGAACTAAACGCTTTTCGTCAGGCGTCAATTCGCAGGTTATGTCTTCAAAGTTTTTAATCATTGTATAAGTTTTAAGAAAGGTCTGCCATTGCTAAATTAGCCATTTTTAATTGAATCCTTAAATCTTTAATTTCCTTTTCTTTTAATCCCAATTCCTTTTCAATCTTTGCAATCCTTTCAATTAAGCATTCGTTTTCAAGGCGAAGCAAATATTCCTGACCCATTAAATAATTATTCTTTGACATAATGTTTGTTTTAAAAAGCCGCCCAAAGTGAACCCAAATTACTACGTTTGTTTTGTTTTAATATTAAAAAAAATCCTTCAGGCGGCGTAAGTTTAAATTCTGTTTAATTTATCTTGTTCAATTTGATTGTCAGCGTCTTCTTCGTCTTCGTCTTCTTCTTCCCAATCGCAATGGTCTAAACATTCCGGGCAAATATCAATTTCAGGGTAATTGGTGTGCGCACCGCAGCAAGTTGAATATGGCATATTATAAGTTTTCAATTAAAGCGGTTAATAATAAAGCAACGCCCATAATTATAAAGAACCAAACTGTACCCAAAGATTCTTTTTGATATTCCTTTTGCATTTTTGCGTAATGGTCGTTTAATTTGTCCTGTTGTGTTTTTAGTCTGTTTGCCATTGTTATAAGTTTTAAATGTGCGTTGGACAGTCGCACCCCTGCGGGGGATAGGTTATAAAAAATTGTATTCACCATTCCAACGTGGTGAAGAAGGGTCTGAATCATTGTAATAAGCTGCGTCCATAGCTTTTTCAGCTTCAAACATATTGTCATAAGCTACTGAACCGGCTTTTGAATAGCCATTCCAACCTTTTAATTTATTAGCACATTGACTAACCATTTTTTGTGCTTGTTGCATTTCAGTTAAAACGACAGGCATTTTAAACCAATCCTGACTTACTAACCAATTTTGATACGAAGCGGGTGTGTTTAAAAATTGCATCCCTTTGTACTTTCCGAATTTTAATGTGAAGTTTTGCATAACGTTGGTTTTTTATTGTTCCACAAATATAACACAGGTTTTATACATCTTCCAAACATTTTGCAAAGTATTTTCTAAAAATGTGATGAACGGTAAATAATAAGGATAAACGGTTTATCGGTCACAAATTAAACGATTATCGGTCATATTTGGCTGAAATTGAACGATAAATAAACTTTTTATGATTGATTAAGCGAAGGCGTAACGCCCTGAACCGCGTTTGATATTGTGGTTTTGCCACGCTAAAGCCAAAGCCATAACTGTATCGTCGTGGAATCCTGAAGGCGCTGAATACCTTACGCCGTGTGAAGTAAACTGATATTCAAACACGTCCAATTCGTCCACAATAACCCCTTCAGGGAATCCAATGCGTCCCTGTTGAATGGCTGACGCCAAACCTTCCATTAATTGTTGTTTAGATTGACTTGTAAACTTTAAACCTACAATGTTTACACCTTCACGAAGCAAGTCTTCCAATATCGGGTCGCCAACCCCTGTTGAATCCACCACAATTGGTGCAGGTGGCAACCTTTTAATTGTTTCTTTGGTGTTATGCCAATCCATTTTAAAGCGGTCAAAATACGCCACGTTGCCGTCCTTATCCAATCCAATTATAACTGTAAAATCCACAGACTTTGCAAGGTCAATGCCATAACAAACAATTGGTTGCGCTGAAATAGGTTTGACGCAGCGTTTAATAAATGCGTTGCCAAAAGGGTTTGCGCTATTTTCTGACGGGTTCGCCATATATTCCTGTTCAAATACTACTTCAGGTAATTGAATTCGTGCTTCGTCTATTTCGCGCGGGTTAATATGCGGGTTGTCGTACGTGCTAAATTTAAAGCTTTGCCAATCGTTTTCGCCCTGTTTCATAAACAAGGAATAAAAGAAGTTTTTGCCACGTGGTGTTGAAAGGAAAACCGCCTTCCCTTCATAGTCGGTCAGCGTCGGGCGTATGCTATTATTCCAACCGTCTTCTAAATCCGGGATAAATGCAGCTTCGTCAACAATAACCAAATGGAACTTACGACCGCGCAAATTGTCCAATCGTTCGCCGGTAAAAAATTCAATTGACCCTTCGTTGGGACAATAGATTTTCAGCTTTGAAATATTGCTTTTAAATGGTAATACCTTTGTAAGGCGTTCAAAGAATACTTGCGCCAATCCGTATGTCGGTGTTATGTATGCAACCTGTCCGCCATTTAACGCTTCTTTGATTATAAGTATTTGCGACAATTCAGACTTACCAAAACGACGTCCGCACATAACGACAACAAAACGCCTTTCAGCGTCCAATATCTTTTTTTGGTTTACGTGTGGCGTTGGTAATTCAATGCGCATTTACAGAATTGTTTTGCCGTCAACAAATACAACTTCAATTCGTGAATCCTGTTGTACGTCAACCTGTTCTTTTGGTTTGCCATATACACGTGACAAAAGCGTGTCCATTGAATATAGACTGCCATTATTCATTGACTTAATGATTGCCTTTGCAACTGTCTTTTCTAATACTGTTGCTTCAGGGTTACCCGCAACGCTTATTAATTCATTGTCAGTCATTGACATAAGAACCTGAATTGAATCGTTTATTTCAGCTAATTTGTACCCCTGTTCTTTTAATAGGCTGACATACTTACGCGGTCGCCCGTTCGGGTTTGCCGTTTCGCCTTTCTGAAGCACCTTTAATGTTCCACCGTGTTTTTGTTTGACTATCTTTGCCATTGTAATACCTTTGTTTTACCTTCCCTGACCTTTGTACGCCTTTGGTCGTGGATTGTGTTTGTTAAAGCTTTTTTTTGCGTGTCCGCACTTTCTTTTACCGAAATTAGTCTTTTGACTGTCCCCTTTAATCTTTGCCATTTATTGCCTTTTTATGCTTATCTTTTAAATATTCCAAATGTGTCTTTGTGTCCCCCATAACGACGTGACAATAACGACAAAGCGCCATTAAATTTTCAATTTTGTCCTTTTCTTTTGTTCCGCCCATTCCCCTTGCTTCAATATGGTGAATGTCAACCGCTTTTTGTCCGCATACTTCACACGGAATAAAATCTTCAATTCCGCACCCAAAGTAATCCAAATAAATTTTAGTATAATTTTTCATCAAATAGGGTAAAACTAAATGCGACAAATATTAAGCCAATTGCAACTGAATTATGGAATTGTTTATTTTCATCAATTGCTTCACCAATGTTTATGCCTAACAATATGTTGCGCGGCAATAAATGAATTGAAATCCTGAAGTTATAAAACTGAATAAAGTATTCCATTATTGGTTGTCAATTTGTTTTAATTTCCTTTGCGCCCATTCAATACCTTCAGTTCCACCCCACGCGTCCCACATTAATCCGCCGCAACCTTCTTCGTATGGCACGTCCTTATTTTGTTGGTGACGCTGAAAAGACGCCATTCGTGCAATCGTGTCACGTGAAATTGGTTCTTTGTTTGCCAATTGGTTTGCCCTTGCTTTGCCAACAGGTGTTCCGCATTCACCCCAACCATTTGTTTCTGCGTATTTTAACGCCCTTTTTGCGTTGTTTGTTGCTGCTTCCGGGTAATCGGTGTATGAATCCGCAACGTAAGCGCCTGAAGCTAATATTGCCGCCCAAACTTTGTTTGCCTTTTCTTCTGTATCATAAATACAAGCACCTGACCCAATTCTGTATTTCCCGTTTGAACATTTAATTACCGGCATTGCTAATTAGTTTATTGTAAATAGCAAAACGGCGTTTGTTTACTTCGTGCAAGTTGAAGTTCTTATTGCAATAGTCATATAATGCATTTCCGTAGCTTTTACGGGCGTCAGGGTCTTTGGTTAACAACTTTATCCAATAATACCAATCCTTTTGACTGTTGACGTGACAGGCGGGATAAAAACCCTTGTACGGGTGAACGTTACTGACAATTGCCGGGTTCTTCTTTGCCGCAGTTTCAAGTACCTTCAAATTAGACTTCATTGAATTAAATTTGGAATCTATTAACGGAATAACTGAAATGTCAGAATCGCAATAAGCCGCCATATATGAAGTAACTTCGTTGTAATTGTATATTTTAGGGTTCAGTTTCAATCCGTTAGTAAATGCCGCAATCATTCCGTCCCAAATTGGCTTTTCACCTTCGTTATACCCTGCAATTATAGTTTTAACCGGGAAATTGATTCGCTTCATTGGGTTGCGTAAAATTTCCATATCCTTCCCGTGCGTTCCCGAACCTGACCAAAACAAACGAACAAGGTCTGATTCTATTTTGTAATCCTTAAATTGTTCTTCGCCGTATGGAATCGCATTTGGTAATATTTCAACATTCTGATTATATGCGTAAACTTCTTCAGCCAATCGTTCGTGCGTAACTGTGCAAAGGTCGGCAATCTTCAGCCAATTAATTATTTGTTGCGGGACGTCGTTTAAAACATATCGTTCATAAAGTATATGTGAAGGGTCAAGCTTCCAATAATCGTCGTTGTCAACTACTAATTTAAAACCGTACTTTTTGCGCCATTCAAACATTTGTTCGGGCGTTATGTTTGCCAACATACGATTCATAACAACAATGTCATAATTTCCTTCAAAAGTTTCTTCGCTTATTGTATCGGTCATTAAACAATAATCCTTCTTCATATTTACCAATGGCATCATAATCCTATGATAACCAACCCCACTTGTTTTGCTCGTAATCGCTAAAATGCGCATTTAATTAGTTTTTCATAATGATAAATTGGTTGGTATTTTTCCCAAACTGCCTGTGCGCGCATTAAACTTTCGTCCTTCATACGTCTGTATTCTGTACCGTTGCCAACGTCGTGTCCAATATGTTCTGAACTTAATTCAGGTAAATAATAATTAGTAAACCCGGCAATAATTGCGCGTTCTGCATAATCCCTGTCTTGCATTCCGTAAGGGTCGTATTCGGTATTATAACCGCCAATCGTATCAATTAATTCCCTTGTTATAAAATTATTTCCAAATGGTACGTGTGTTTTATGAATTCCGTCAACCAATGGCGGCAATTCTTCAACGCAATGTATGCCAATAATGCCTGTTTTTGACACACGTTTTGAAAACATAACCCAATTTGACAACCAATTGGTTGGCAATAGTATGTCATTTGCCAATATACAAACGCCGTCGTATTCCTGTGTTATAGATAAACCAAAATTGACACCTGCGGCAATACCCCTTTTATGAAGTGACCAATTTGAATAATGCCAATTGTAATATTTTTGTATTTCGGTAAACTGTTCTTCGTCGCTTCCATTGTCAATAAGATAACAATGCGCGTCGTGACCGCTATTGTAAAAATTCCTGTCAATAACCTTTTTTGTTAGGTCTGACCTATTTTGCGTTAATAATATTACGGCTATCTTCATAACTTATGTATGTTTTGCTTTCGGGTTTATCAATAATTAAACTATATTCGTTTTGTTTCATTATTTCGTTTATTTTATTCCACCCTATTGTAAGTTTGTGCGTACCCTCGTAACCAACCCAATTATTACCGTCGTCTGTCAAAGGTGATTCAAAATGAATGTATTTAACCCCTTTGCAATATTTAGCTAACTGTTCAAAATGTTCGTTGCTTAAATGTTCAATAAAATGTGTTGCAATAATAATATCGGCTTTTATTGTTCTTTTATCTGTAAACCAATTAAATTTTGTAGGCTTGATATAATTAACTTCTTTACATTTAGTTGAACGAATTGCAGCTTCGCAAATTTCTATACCGTACCAACTTGATAAATTAAAGTCTTGCAAAGCTTGTTTAGCTAAATCGCCCTTCCAAGTTCCGAATTCCAAAACAACTGCATTATTACATAACAATAAAGCTTCCTTTACATTATCATAGTTATAATGATTTTGTTCAGGATAACGTGCTTCTAATTCATTATGATAAGTTATTTGCTCATCAATTGTCATTGTATCGTAGCGTTCGCGCCACTTATCAAATTCGTTCATAATTTTATATTTGGTGAAAGGTATTTTGCAGGTACACCCGCGTATTTACTAAATTCTTTTGTTTGACCTTTAAAAAAAGCACTTGCGCCAATCATACAACCCTGTTCAATTATACTAAACTGATGAAGAACTGCATTCAATCCAATGTTTGAATTAGTTTTAACAATAGAATGTCCGCCAATCTTTGCGCCGCAACTTATTGTTACATTATCCTGAATCATACAATCGTGTCCGATATGTGCGTGTTTCATTATAAAACAATTATTCCCTATAAATGTAATATCTTTTGTCCCTGCGTCAATTGTAACTAATCCTGTTATTATATTGTTATTACCAATATAAACTTTGCCCTTTTCTTCGTCCCAATGCTTTTTGTGTTCAGCCGGGTCGCCTATAATACAATAAGCGCCAATGTAATTATTATCGCCTAAAATAACGTTTTTGCCAATTATGGCGGTTGGGTGTATAATATTATTAGCCATTTGCTTTTGGTTTACGTCCGCATTTCTTCGGTTCAGGTTTATTTAATTCAATTCCTAATCTTTGGTCATTTTCAGAAGGTTTATTTTCAAATATAATGTTTTCTATTGGTAAACTTTTGGGTTGTTGCTCGTACCATTTATACAAACGCATAATCATTTCGTACTTACACGAACCGCACCAAACAGACAATAAAAAATTAGGGTCTAAATATAACCTGTAAATATGTTCATACATTTGAAGTTCGGCAAATTCAAGGTTGCGAATATAACCGTTCTTTGCGCTTTCATAGTTCCCAATATTGGCTTCCAACCAATCGCGGTGTTCTAATTTTATTTCCATAATTTCCATATTAATTTTGAAATAATTGGTGCTAAAAATCCTGCAATAAACATTGTTGACGTAATATTTTGGATTAATTCAGGTGCGAAATAGTGTATTGGTGCAATCCACGCAGCCAAGCAACTTCCGCAATTGAAAGGCTTGAAATTGATTCGCCATTTAATTGGTAATTGGTGAATATCGTTAAAAAATAGTGATGCACAGACGGCGGTTAAAATTGATAAAATCATTTTCTAATATTTGTTTTCATTAATTTTTTGGTTTTATTTATAGTTCTGACAATGGACATATATGGAATTCCTGTTTTTCTGCTCAATTCTTTTGCGTTCTTCTTAAAATCAATCGCATAAAGTTTTAAAATTTCCTTATTGTACCAATGTAAATCCTCTAAATTCCTTTCAAGTTTTTCAAACAATTCGGTCGGTTCTTCATTTAATCGCGTCAATTCCTTATTTACTTCATTCCCAACAAATTCCGTGTAATTCCTGTAATTCTTATAAAATGTACTTCTGTCGCTTTTAATCATATTTAACATTATTCGCACAATGTAAAATTTCAATTCGCTTCTTTGATACATTCCAACCAACTTTGATTCGTCCATTTCACAAAGAACTAAAAAAACTTCAGCTTTCAAATCGTACTGCAATTCTTCAGGTTGCATTTTACCAAAGGCGTCGTTGACTTCCTTTGAATCCCAATATTCCGCTAAAATTTCATTTTTGACCATTCAATTAAAGTTGGTTTATTGTCCACTTCAGTACAAATATACACAATTCCACCACATTCGTAAATATCTTTTAATCTGTCTTTTTGTTCAACGCTTAACCGGTCACCAATCTTTTTGACTTCAACCGCTACATAAACGCCGTTTTCTGTGTACCCTTGTAAGTCCGCCCAACCTTTTTGAATAGTCCCTTTACGCTTCCCAAATGGAATATTGTTTACCCTGTTTAATCTGTACCCAATGTATTCAAGGTTTGTTTTTGCCCACTTTGTAAGTTCGTTTGCTGATATATCCATATTTTTTCGTAAAATTCTTTTTTAAATTTCAGCCTATTTGTTTTTGGTTCTACTTCAGTATAACAACCATAAAAGTCGGTAAAATTATCGGTATAACAATATTTGATTGTTCCGTAATGCGTATATTTAATTTGATAAATTTTCAAAATATTTAACTAAAGCTAATTTTTTACATTGTGTTTCAATAAAGTCTTCATTTTTTATGTCTTTGCTGAATTTTTTTGCGTCCATAGGGTGCATTTTATTCATTCTTTGTAAATTGTCTTCACGTACAACCTTAATCGTGTATAAAATTTCTTCAGGCGTAAACTTCAACTTCTTTTGTTTTAATAGGATTGCAAATACTTTGTCCGCATTGAATACCTTGTTAAAGTCCTGACGTTTACCATTTAGCCAATCGTTCTTTGTAAATTCAACAATTTCGTCGTCTGTCAATTGTGGAACAGGCGGTTCAGGTGGCGGCGGGATATTTTTACGAACTTCGTTTGCTTTGGCTTTATAGGCATTCATTATTTGGGATATGTATTTGGGTGAAAACTTTTCAAAATGGTCTGTATTACATTCAAAGCGACCCTGTACTGCCATTTTAAACGCAATTCTGAATTCATTTATTGTAAATTGCGGGTATGTTGTACGAATATAGTCTTCAATAATATCCAATTCCATTTTGTCCGGCAACCTTGTTAAACCAATCAAAGTAAAAATATATGCCAATGTGCTTTTCAAATTATGCACGTCAACAACTGCTAATTTTTCGCCATTAAAAGCTTCAACAATTGGTAAATCTTCTTTAGCTATTAATCCAATCGGATAGTCCTTCCATTCTTTTGCGACTTGCGGCGGTTGGGTCAGTATTTTTTGTATTTGCATATTTTATTCGGTTTTGTAACCACGTATTCATGCGGCGTTTAACGTCAAAAAACTTTTCTGATTCATAACGCAATTTACCACTTTTTGACGGTTCGCACCAATAGGCAATAAATTCTTCGTAAGATTCGGACAAGGTATTTTTGTACGGTTCAATTAAAATTAAAAAATTTGTTTGTGGGTCAACCGTAGGTTGAACAGTTATAATACTATTTACTTTACTTATATTTTCTTTTCTTTTCTTTTCTTTATGGTCGTTACGAACACTTTTGTAATGCGTTACATTTTCCGCAATGTCTTGATTTTCACGCCATTGTGAAATTCTTTTAAGGTTTTTTTCTTTTTTTATCTTATACTTTTCGCTAAAGTTTAGCAATTGTTTGTTAAAAGTTTCACCATTGTTTGACGATATTATGTCAATACTTTCCATAAAGTTCCAACATTTTTCAAGCTTTTTGCCAACCTTTAATTGCATTTTTAACACTTCAGTATTAACAGGTTTTTCCTGTTTAGCTAATTTTTCAAGGATAGTATAAAACAATCCCAAACCCTCATATCCGTATTTCATAAAAAGCAAAGCAACCTTTTCATCTTCAAACGCGTTGCTATCGTGCAAAAAATATTTCATATAAAAAAAGGGTCGCGGGACGCCGGGAAATGGTACTTCCCGAAAATCCTTTGACCCAATATATTCCTAATTGCGTTGTACCATAACGCCTTTATTTAATTCCTGTCTGCAAATATAATGCTTTTTTCAATTCTTTTTTCAAGGAATGCAATTTTATTTCTGAACCAATCCGCCGTGTCAATTAAATCTTTTGCCGAATTTATATTATACATAACCGTCGTATGGTCGCCAACCCCAATAAATTGTCGTATTTCGCTTAATGAAAGTTTGGTGTGCTTACGTATTAAATACGCAGCCGCCTTCCTTGCGTCAACAATATTTTTGGTTCGGCTTTTAATTGACATATTTGTATCAAAAATTTCTTCAACTAATAAAGCAATCTTTTTGGCTTCACTTGAAATTTCAGGGTCAATAATAACTTCGTCCTGTTTTATAAGGTTGTTTTCCTTCATTATATTATGCAGCGCCCTTAAACTTTGTCTGTGCATTTTATAAAAGTGAATCATTTCGCTTTGTAATTGTTGCATATTTTAAAATTCTAAATCGTCGTTATAAATTGGTTGGTTATTTTGTGGCTTTACAGGCGCATTGTTGGCATCTGTTGGCGCAACGTAAGTATCTTCATATATTTTGAAATCCGGATGTTTTGGGTCTGTTTTGTACGAATTTACCCACATTGAATACTTTTTACCATTGATTGCAAAATTAATTACTTCACCTTTAGCCGTTTGGCGCTTCCAAGCACCCCAATTTTCTTTTTTTACTTCTGACATTTTATATTTGGTTTGTGGATTCTTCTGAATCCTGATTAAAAAATACTGCTTTAAATTCACATTCATTTTCCCACTTTGCAAGGAATGCGCTTAATTCCTGATAGGCTTCAGGTGAATACCAACAATAATGGTAAACTTCAGCTAATAACATTTGTCGTTCCATTGGAAGCAATTTTTGCATTCCGTTTTCAAGGTCTTGATAGGTTTCTTGTTTCATATTTACAGGTTTATTTTAAAAATATTTTTCTATAAACTTTTTTTGCTATTTCTACTCCTTTTTTCATACCGAAATAATATCCAATATTATATATGATAAAAGAAGCTAATATTGATAATAGAAATTGTTTCATATTATAGGTTTATTTTTGCTTTTTCCCAACTAAGAATTGAACGAATGGCGTCTATTTGGTGTACCGAAGAAGCGTTAATTCTGTCAAACGCATTGCGTAAACGTGACCATTCGCGCGCCTTGCTTTTAATCCACATATTGACAGTTGAAGTTGCAAGTTTACCGTCCATAATTTCCCCGATTTTGTCGCCTATTTCGCCGTCAATTACGCATTCAATCTTATATTCTGCGGCGGTTCTGTATTCGCCTGATTGTGTCATTGCCACGTTTAGCGTGTCCAAACGTTTAATCAAAGCGTCGTGATAATCCGCCGAATCATTTTTTGGCAATGGCTTCTGTAAAAAGTCCAACATTTTTTCCGCTTTATTCGTTAATTCTTCAATTGTATATTCGCGCATTATTTACTAATTTGGTTTGCTTGTAATACTTTAAATGCTTTATTGTAATCGTCTTCTTTTGTAAACGATTCAATTTTAATTGCCATTTTATTCTTCTTTTCTTCTGTGTATGGCGTATTTTCCAATAAAGTCTGTAAATATAAACGCTTGTCGTCGCCAACTTCGTCTTTGTGTTCGTTGGTTGCGTCTGCGTCTTTGGTATCGTCAATAGCAAACAATCCGTTTAATGCGTATTTACGCGCATACGAAGAAGCTGACCCGGTTATTTGTGCGGCGTCCATTCCTTTCTTTACTTCTTCTTCACGCGCCCAACCGTGCGCACTAATTGAATTGTCTTCGTCTGTTAACAATGTCGCAGTTGCTTTGACATAAATTCTGTCGCCAACTTGCACAATTTCGTCGCTAATTATTAAACAGGTTTTTTCTTTTGCCAATATTGGCTTAACCGCTTCAATAATGTCTTCGGCGCTTCTGTACCTGTAATTGCCGAACTTGTTTAATTGACCCTTTGGCGCTTTTAATTCCGCCTGAATTTTGTAAATGTTCATAGGTTTATTTTTGGTTTTTAAAATTCGTATTCTTCAAATTTTTCTGTCCAATCCGACATTGGTGTAAATGGTATCGGCGGGAACGGGTTTTTTGGTTGAATTAACATTTCAGGATAATGCTTCTTTTTGAAGTTCTTTAAATTTTCTTTTGCCGAACTTAACATTTCCATTTTTTTACGTGCATCTGTTCCGTTGCTTCTGTCAAACAACCATTGGAAATATCGCACGTTTTCCTGAAGTTTAAAAAGTTTTAATTCTAAATTCATAGTTGGTGTTTAATAAATACGTCTTCAATATTTTCTAAAGCTGAATGCGCAAGTTCTTCAATGCGTTCAATATTGTTTTCTTTTACGTAGTGCAAAATAAGATTCAAAGACCCGCGACTGAATCCTAACGCACCGGCATAGTCTGCGGCGCGGCTTAATGGTTGGTGCATTATTTCACTGATTGTGGTTTGTGTTTCTGTATTCATTTGGTTTGTTTAGACAACAAATATACAGGTTTTGCACAATACAAACAAAGTTATTTAGTGACGAACGGCAAAATAAAATGATGAACGGTAAACCTAATTTAGGTCTTTGTGGAAATATAACATTTCGTCACCGCCGTATGCGTATTCAGGGAAATAAAACTTAAACCCGCAGGAAATTAAGTTATTTGCGGACGGGTAATTGTCCTTTGTAGTATATGTAATCGCAACAAATGAATTTTCTTTTGCTGCTTTTAATCTTATTTTAATAAGCTTTTTATGTAATCCCAAACCCCTAAACCTTTTGTCAACCCACGCGCGGTTGAATATACAAATGCCCTGTGTATAAATAGAACCGCAATAAGCAATAATTGTTTTCTTTTTGTCTAATACAACCCACCAATCCCGATTGTGCTTAAACTCGTTGCCGCAACCCTTAAAATTTGGGTTGGTACGGTCTAATTCCTGAAGCTGAACGTAAGCATCAAAGTTTAGAATTTTGCCTTTGCTATATATTTTTAAAAGCTTCATTATAAACCTTTTAATTCTGCTTCGTCAGGACGTTCTATTTCCTTGAATTGAATTCTATTGCCGCCACGAATCTTTGCTAAATTTTGGCGAATATCCTTTTCAATGTCGTATAATTCCTGAAGTTTTTTTGTAAAAAATTCTTCCTGTTGGGACAATGTCCACTTATTGAATCCTTTTGGCATTCGCATCTGTTTTTAGTTTTATAAGTTTTTTTAAATAAATTGACAAGTCCAACGCTTCTTCGTAGGCGTGTTGTAACCAATCAATTTCCGTTAGGTCTGTTCTGTCCATTGTTGTACCGTATTCCTTAATTCCTTTGTCTTCACGTGCCAACAAATCGTCAATAATAGTATATAGGATTTTGCTCATTTATTTATCGGTTTTAGAATGAAATTTATTACAAACTTTACATTTGTATTGAATACGGGTTAAGCCGGTTGCGGTTACAACTGAATTATTTTTTATAAGGTCTTCAGAACCCGCGCCACATTCAGGACACGAACCCCTGTCTTGACCAAATACAACGCCGTAATGCGTCTTTGGTGCAATATGATTGCCTAATAATTTGTAAACTTCTTCTAATAATGAAACGTCCTTTTTACAGTATTTAATCATTTTTTCCATTGCAACCTTGTCTTTGTTCAACAGAATATCCTTCCAAAGATTGAATTCGGTTTTGATTTTGCCGCCTAAACCTAAAAATTCGGCAATGTAATTTAGTCTGTTGGATTGAAAACGAAATTTAGAACGGGCAACCTTTAGCGTATCAATTGTTTGATAATTTGGGAACATATCAATCCCGTGAAACAAACAACGGGTTCTAATCCAAGCCAAATCAAATTTATCGCCATTGTGACCAACCAATTCGTTAGCAGTATTTGCAACCGCAATAAACTGTTCCAACATTCTTTTGTCATTCTGTTTGGCGTCCCATTGTAAAGCATAAACTTCCTTTTCGTCTTCCCATTTATAGCAAATGCAAATAATTGCACGTTCACGAATAATGTTGTCTGTTGTAATATTCTTTTTATAACCGGCTTCCCAAAATAATCCTATGTTTGGCGAAGTTTCAATGTCAAAAAATAGTCTGCGGCGTTTTGTTTTTAGGTTTGTTTTTGTCATATTAGGTTTAAATTAGAACGAATCCGTTTTTGTCAACTTTGTTTTGGGTGTGCAACAATTGCAGTTCTTTTATTGACTTCCCAAATGTTTTTTGAAAGTGTGGCATATCAATAAACTTCCAATCGCCACCCCATTCATAACCGTATCGTTTAAAAATATTGACAACTTCAATCCAATCCGCTTTGCCGTCCTTGTCAAAATCTGTCTTTGTGTCCCAACTTGCAGTTTCAAAAGTTCCGTTTTTATCCTTGTCAATCAATAAAACAATGTCAATTGCTAAACCGTAATTATGATACGATTGACCGCCCTTTGCATTTGTAACCTTTGCGCCCGGCTTTGAACGTCCTTGCGCATATAACGCGTCCTGTTCTGCGAAGGTTCTTAAAGTGTACGCAAAACGACAAGATGCATAACCTGATAATGCCGAAACAATATCGTCGTACATTTCCAAAGCTTCGTCCCTTAATTTAGGGTGCAATAGCTTAATTCGTTCAAGTGTTTTTTCGTCCTTCATTTTCTTCGCTAAAAAAGTTTGATAAAAATTTTGCCACAAACGTCGTTACCAATGTAATATATGCAAATAATTTGTAATCCGACATAAAAGAATAAGCCGAAATTGCCAAAGACGCAGCGCTTAAAGCGTCAGCGAATTTCCTAATATTTTTAGGCGTAGGCTTCCAATATTGCTTCCAACCAAATGCCATATTAAAATTTTAAATAATACCCTAACGAATATCCGTTTGTTGTCGCGTTTGCCGTTACAATCCCTTTTTTAGCCGTTTTAAATGCGCCGCCAATACCAACACCCAATTGTCTGTCTGACTGTCTTAAATCAAACATAAAGCCGAAATAAAGCGCACTTCTGTCTTTTGGTTGTATCGTCTTTGTCACGAAAATTGTCTTTTCGCTTATTTTAGCCGTAAAACCCCTTCCAATAATCTTGTTTTGGCTTATTGTGTCCTGAACATATACGTAATTATTCGTATCTATTCGTAAACTATCCGAATACGCTTTTGTTTCAAAATAACGCTTCAGTATTTCAGCCGTGTCAACCTTTTGCGCTTCAACCCTGAACGTGTCAATTATCTTGTATGGTATTGAATCGCCTTTGTACCATTTTTTAATTATAGTATCTTTGTAAAGCGTGTCAGTTACAATCGTAATACTTGCGCCCTTGTATTGCGGTTGCGTTGTTAAAAATAAAACGACAATTGCCAATAAAACAATTATCAAAATATTTTTAGTCATTCTTTACTTTTTTCGTGGCATTGTAATAATAGCGAATCGCCATAATACCCGAAACAATAGCGACCAAACCCGCTAATAATGTGACAACAGGTTGAATCGTTGTAATACTTACAATTGCACCAATTGTGCTAACTAATACCCCAAAATCCGCTTGGTCGCTATGTTGTGCCATTTTAATCTTCTTTTTTAGATTCTTCTTTTGGATTCTGTTCGTCTTGAATTTGTTTAAACCATTGTAATAAGACAATACCATATTTTGTTGGTAATTGGTCTTGAATAAAATTGTTTAATTCTGCAACTTGTTGTTCGTTTAGTGTAATCATAGTTTTATTTTAAAATTATTAATATTAGTAAAATTAATACTTTTATCAATGCCGAAGCATATTCAGGCTTTATTTTTATAAGTTCCGCAACTTTGCGAATAAATAGGTCTGTCTGCGCCGTTTGACCAACATAAAATGCAGGTCTTTTTAAAACAATAATATTGCAAAGAATGTCAAAGCCAAACCAAAACGCGGTTGCAAAAAATACCATTGAAAAGAACCCATAAAGCGACCAAACCAAAACATAAACTGATAAATGGTTTACGCCCTTCCAAATATGCCATTTTTTATTGTGTTCGTAGGCATTATGCGAATCTTTTGCGTAAAGGTCACGTTCTAAAAATTGGTGCTTTTGATATAAAACCCAACTAATTAAATGAATTAAAAAAACTATTGTTAAAAATATTGTCATTTTATTTTATTTTATTTAATTAACCATTCTTCAACCGAATCTGATATATCTTTCATTTTTATCCAATTTGGCATTGTTTCTTGTCCCTTTCTTATTCTCAATTTACCCATTAAACCAACAATACTCCATTCAGGTCTTTTATCTCTTGGGATATATTCAATATCTTCATTGTAATTTGAACTTAATATTCTATCCCCATTTTCATCTAAAATATAAGAACCAAAATCGTCTTTTAAATATTTTCCACTCCATTTATTCCAAGCTGCGTCACCAACTATTGAAGGATTTCCTGAAATTACACCAATTATATTTTCGCCTTGTTCTGCAATTTTTATTTTATTTTCTATTAAAGAAACAGAATACCCCCTTCTATCTTCATTATTTGTATTTCCGTCAGACCATTCAAAATATTCAGCATAGTCAGCGCCGCCACCTGTCCAACTTCCGTCACATTTTCCGTTTCCGTCACCATATAATTTAAACTCTAAATCTCCAAAGTTTCCTGAAGCTGCTGCAAAAAATCCATAACCACCATTTGCTGCACGAACCACATTAGCATAAAATGTTTCACTTACATAATCATTACTTTGTGCGTGTGATATTATTACCGGACTATTAGATAAAGATTGAGAAAATTGATGTGAATTTGGTATTGTTGCTGAATATGTACTATTATTACTTGCCTTTAAATAACCTGTATCTATAATACGCACTCTTTCAGTAGCACCTGTTGAAAAAGACATAGTGTTTGCAGCAGGAAAAAATATACCTGTATCTGTATCGTCTTTTACACGTATCATTGGGTCAGTTGCATTTCCACCACTTGCAACCCAAAATCTTGTTGCAGCAACGTTACCACTTACATCTAAAGTATAACTTGGACTTGTAACACCAATTCCTACTGCACCACCTAATGGTTGCAATAAAATAGGGTAATTAATATTACTATTATTAGCATCTTTAACTTGTAACCACATACCATAAGATGCACCATTATAACCACCTATGTTTAATTGAGGCCCTAAACTTCCTGTAATTGAAAATAAATTATATGTATCAGTGGTCATTGAGGGATTGCCTGAAGTACCATAAACATTTAATTTTGCAATTAAATTAGTTGTACCAATACTTATATTACCCCCATTTGGATTCAATATAAGTGGAAGAACTGCTGAATTTGCTTTGTTTCCTGATTGTATCCAAGTAGCAACATTTTGAACTACGCCCATATCAAGGGCAATATTACTTGAAGAATCTTGAACTCTAAATATTCCAACAGTTTGTGTGCCTGTTGTGTTAGGCAATCCAAACAATCCTTGTACTGATAAATTAAGACCGGGCGAACTTGTACCAATTCCCAATCTGTTATTAGTGTCGTCAAAAAATAAGTTTGAATTGTCTTGCGCAATTAATGTACCATTGCTAAATAATATTGAACCCGAAGTAAAAGAACTTGCACCTGTACCACCATTTGCAACTGATAAAGCATTTGTAAGAGTCAATGAGTTTGATGATAAAGCACCACTAAATGTAGCACTTGTACCACTTAAACCTCCAAATAAAGTCATATTAGCACTACCCCCTGCACCAAAATCCGCCACCTGTGTTCCACTATTTGCATTTATACTTAATCCTGCACTTGTTGCAGCTTTTACTTGCGGCGTAGTTAAAATACCACTAAAAGTTGCATTACCTGTTGAACGTGTAATTGTCAAAGGGGTATCAATTAAAGAACCTGCGTCTGAATATCGTCTAATAAAAAAATCCGCACCTGCGTTTGAACCTGATTCTGTCCCTGAAACTTCAATATTAAATCTATTGCTATTGTCCGAACGAAAACTAACACTTTTTGCGACAGAAACGTTTGCGTCTAAATTTGCAATTAATGCATTTGCGCCGCCGTCAATATGTACCTTTGTAGTTGGGTTTGCAATTCCAATACCAAATTCGCCTGTTTGTAAAACAGTTACTAATTCGCTTGTATTTGTTTCACTAAATATTCTAAATCTATGGTCTGACTGAACGTTGCCAATTGACCATTTATTTGAACCTGCACTTGCAAAACCTAAATATGCGTTGTTTGTTGAAGTTCCATTTAAACGTCCAATAATGCCTGAACCAAAAACGTCAATTGCAGTTGTTGGCGCATTTGTATTTATTCCTAATCTGTTGTTGGTATCGTCAAAAAATAAGTTTGCATTGTCTTGCGTTAAAGCGCCTGAAGTTCCAATAAAAGGAACTGAACCTGTTGTTAATGCAGTCGTAATTGTAAGGGTTGCAACTGAACCAACCAAAGCAATCGTTCCGTCAAATCCATTTGCGTCGTTAAATACCAATGAATTGATAATGTTTGGCGATAATTCAACATAAGCGTTTGTGCTTGTATTCCAACGGTATAAAACGTTTGTATCTAAAGCAATATAAATAGTGTCAGCCGTACCAACCAAAGGAAATGAAGCAAGGTTTGGATATTCTTCAACTGTACCTGTAAATAAAGACGCCATTTGTGAAAGCGTAATTTTTTTACTTATACCTGTTGACGGGTCGCCAATAATTGTCAAATCTGATAATACCGGCGCAAGTTCTGTCGCTAATTGATTAATTTTCTTTGATTCCATTAATAAGTATAATTTGAAGGTACTTCACACCTGTTGTTAATAAATGGCACGGTTAAAATTGCGTCTAATTTTACACCCGCTAATAAATCCGGGTCGCTTTCTGTATAAAATGTCACAGGTAAATTTTGATTCAATGTCCACGTCACAATTGAATAATCCGTTGGAAAACGCAATTGTGCAACAATGTCACCGGCAACCTGTGTCATATCTGATAAAACTTCTGTTTCGTTTGTTTCTTCCATTAACATTCTGTCCATAAAATAAAGACTGAATGAATAACTAATTTCCTTTGCAGCAACATTCGCACCGGTTAAGGTCATAAACATTGCAGGATAAGTTACTTCGCCATTACTTAAACGTTCCCAAACGTCACCAAAATAAACAAAATTAATTTGTTCGTGGGCGTTTCCTATCGTTGTCAGTTCTTTGACTATTTGGTTTAATGTCATTCTTTTTTTCTTTTGCCAAATAAACTTTAAGTTTATTTTGGTTTTTAATGTTTACTTGTTTACTCATATTTTAGCAACAACCGATATTACCCTGATAACGTTCTTCAAAAGTCTTTTTACTTTGTCCGTCCCAACCGTCACCACAACAACCATTATCACCCAACCACATTGAAACCGTGTAACCTTCGTTGTCAGGTTTGATTGAATCAATGCCTGAACCAAAATTTAAATAATTAGGGTACAAAGCATTGTTTTGCTTTAGGTATTTAATTAATCTTTGTTTGTAGAATTCCGCACGTGCTTGATACCTGTTGGCAATATCAATCATATCCTGCATTGAAGGGGATTCCTGATTTTCGCCTGTTTTTCTAATTAAACCCTTATTGTAAAATTGATATGATAAACCTTGCGGCAATTCAGCCATTACAAAATAAATTAAACAATCCACAATATAATCGTCCAATAATGTTGTTTGTAAATTCGTAAAAGAATTCGCTTCAACCGCGTTTTGTAATTCTGCATAAAGCGCTGAACCTAAAGCCGGTAAAATATACATATCTTGCGCCGTCTTAATTTCAGGTAAAACCAATTTTTCGTCCACGTTCGCGTGTAAGCCGGTTCTGTCCTTTATTGACTGTACTGATATAAATAACGTGTTTTTGCTCATTTTATTTTCGTGTTACTATGTTTGAAACCCATTGGTGTCTGCAACTTGGTTCGTGTTTGTCAGTTCCCGGTACTGTGTACCAACCGCCCTTCCTATCCCAAACTGAATATCCTAAACGTGCGCTTATTTGCTCAATTTCAGAACGTGAATACATTTTACCCGCGTCTAATAAAGCAACACAGAACGGGCGACTTGTCTTTTTGTCTGTATTATTAAATCCTTGCTTCCATTCGTAAGAATAACGTATTAATAATTCCTTTGTTGTCGGCTGAACCTTAACCAATATTTCGTTCAATGGCTGCGTAAGCGTATGTTCAATAATTACGTTTTCGTCAATTCCTTCGCCAATTGCATATTCGTTAACCTGAACGTAACCATTTTCAACCAATGTTTTAATAACCTGATTGATTGTGTCAACATTTTGTTCAAGCGTTTCAGCTAATACTTCAGGCGTTATTCTTTTGTCCTTTGCCATTAAATCCAATACGTTTGCCTGTAATTGGCTAACTTCTGCAAACATTTGGTATTCAGAATCGTCATTAAATCGTGTTTTTTGCTTCCAAACATTGAATCCGTCCTTTGCTTCGCCAAAATCATAAAAAGCGCTGAAATCGTCTGCAAATTGCGCTGACTGCACAACCGGAACTGTATCTTCAACAGGTTGGTATTTAGTCATATCAATACCCGCCTTTTCAAGTAACCATTCTTTAGGTGCAATATCCTTCAATAAATTTTCTGTAAATTCAAAGCCAATTGGTTCAGTTGGGATAATGCATAATTCAGGGTTTTCAATTCCTCTAAATTTAGCTAACATATTAAATACGCCTTCAAGGTGCATTTGCTTACTATTAACGTAAGTATTTTTAAATATTTCGTAACCGTCGCGCATTTCAGAACGTGAACCTAATTTACCCGCTTCAGCAATACCAAAGATTGACGGTGTTGTAATTTGGTGACCGCAAAATATATTCGTTTGAATCAATGAATCCACACGGTTAAAGTCTTCTTTTGTAATATCTGAAGCACCTAAATCATCAAT